TAGTCTCGACGCTCAACCCCCCCATGTGTTGTCAGGAGCGATTGGCCATGTCACCCCGACCCATTGATCCGCGCTGCGCTGAGGCTGCGGCCCGCGCGTGGCTGGTTGCCAACCCGACGCAGGGCCCGAATGCGGCGGTCACGGCGCTTGCTCCTGACCTGCTCGGCATCGAGCGACGCAGGGCGCAGGAGTCTGTGTCTCGACTGCGGCGCAATCTGGTGGCCGAGGGCGTTTGCAAGCCGATCGGGCCCGGCCGCCAGCGGAGCGTGATGCCGCCCTCGCAGCCGCCGCCGCCCGATGCAATCGAGCGGGACCTGTTGGCCCTGTCGCCGGCCGAGTCGATCGCGTGGACGATCAAGCGGCTGCGCCGGACGCTCGACGAGGCCGACCCCGGCAGCGCGGCCTACGTCACGGCGGCGGGCCAGATGCAGAAGTGCCTCGACCGGTACCACGAGCTGCGCCGCGCCGAGGAGAAGCCCGCGCCCGGGCCGGCGGACCTGTCCCCGGCCGAGTGGCGCGAGCAGCTCGGTGCGTCGGCCCGCGAGCTGGTCGACGTCGACCTCGAAGTGTACGTCGCCGAGTGGCTCGGGCGGAAGCGGCTGCGGCTGGTGGCCCGGTCGGATGGGACGCTGGTGCTGGAGCGCGCGTGATCGACGCCTCAGCCATCGCCGCCCGGGCCGCGGTCCACGGCCGCGCTCCCGCGCACTGGACGAGGCCGCAGCTCGACCTGTTCGACAGCCCCTACCGGCTCACGGTCTGGTGGGGCGCGAACGGCATCGGCAAGTCGGTGGCCTTGGCCGAGGTGACGCGCCGTGCGCTGGGCGGGCTCCTGCCGTGGCAGACCAGCCGAAAGCGGACGGTCATGCTGGTGGGGAACACCTACAAGCAGCTCGGCGTGACGCTGGAGTACCTGTTCTCGATGGTCCCCCCGTCGTGGTTCGGCCCGCGCATCCGGTTCAACTCGGGCATGGTCCGGGGCCAGCGGATGCCGGTCTACGACGTGGTCGGCGGGCCGGGGGCTGGCTCGACGTTGGTCCTCGGTGTGTTCGACGCGGAGAACTTGGCCGGGCCACGCGCCGAGGTCGTGGTGTCAGATGAGCCGTTGCCCGAGCCCGTCCACAACGAGCTGTGGCCTCGTCTGCTCGGGCGCGGGGGCCGGATGTACGTCGGCTTCACCCCGACCCTCGGCACCGCGGCGGACGTCGCCTATCTCTGGAAGCTCGTTGACGACCCGGCCCTGCCGCATGTCGGCGAGCTGCACACCCCGCTCACCTTGGACGCGGTCACCCCGCGCGGGGGTCTCGTCGACCTCCCCTGGCTGACGGCGCGCGACATTGCCGAGCACGAGGCCGGGCTGTCGGCGCTGGAGGCGGACATGCGGATGGGCCGCAGCCGGACCCCTCGGCGCGAGACGGCCTACTTCTCGTCGTGGGGCCCGCATCTCATCCGCGACGAGGCCCCGCCTGTCGGGGCGGTGGTCGGCGTCGGGATCGATCACGGCCCGAAGCCGGGGACCCAGCGTGCGATCCTCGTCGCGTCTGCTCGCCGGGGGCTGCACGCGCACCTCTGGGTCTTGGACGAGTACGCGAGCACCGACCGGACGACCCCGCGGGGCGCGGCGCGGGGCGTGTTGGACATGTTGGCCCGGTCTGGCCTTGAGCCCGGCGACGTGGACCGGTGGATCGGCGACCGGGCGCACCACGGCGACCATCGAGGCGGGGCGATGAGCAACCGGGCCTTCTTGGAGGCGATGGCCTCCGAACTGGGCATCGGCACCGAGCGCCGGGGATGGACCGAGCAGCTACCCGAGGGGCTGCGGCGCATCGCGACCCCGCGCAAGTACGAGGGCTCGGTCTGGGAGGGCTCTCTGATGCTGCACCGGCTGATGGTGGACGACCCCCCGAGGCTGACGGTGTCGACGCGCTGCTCGCTCCTGCACGCGGACCTCGCCGGATGGCAGGGCTCGACGTCGCCCTCGGACCCCCACAAACACGGCCTCGACGGTCTGCGCTACATCGCGGTCCCGTTGCTTGAGGGCCGCGCTCGGTGATACCTTGCATGTGGGGGCGTCCATGATCTCGGTTCTCGGCTACGGCTACCAGCCCGCGGTGAAGCGCACCCCCCGCGAGGAGGCCGCGCTGCGCATCCGCATCCTCAAGGGGATGCACGTCGAGGATGTCCGAGTGCGGACGCGGCAGGAGATGGGCGACCGGGCGCGCGAGCTGGGCCCGGTCGACCTCTCGATGAACCCCCTGCGGAGTTACGTCGAGCGGCGGGGCACGGCGTACCGGACACCCCCGGCCGTCTTCGGGCTGCCCGGAGACCTGGCCCTCGCGCTCGGCGACGCGTCCGCTCGGACGACGGTCGCGCGGTACGCTCGGATCGGGGCGCGGCCGATGCCGACGCGGATGTCGGCGGTCTCGGCCGAGGCGCTGCGCTACCGGCTGGCGGCGAACTGGGCCGGCACCCTGATCGGGTGGAGCGCGGCGAGCGAGCGCCCGTTCCTTGAGGCCCTGTCCCCGGAGCACCTCTCGGTGGAGTACCTGAGCGACGACCCGACGGCCCCGACGGTCATCCGACATCGGCGGCTGCGGCGGCTCGGCCGCGATCTCGTCGAGGTCGAGGACCTCTACGACCTGTCGGACCTCGACGCGCCGGTCTTCGCGGTGCTTCGCGGCGAGACGGACGTCACCGACGAGGCCCTCGGCGACCTTGCCGCGGACGCTCGCGCCTACCCCTGGCGATACGCGGACGGCCGGCCCTTCCATCGGATCGTGGTCTCGGGCGACCCTCGCGCGCCCTACGAGGGCATCGAGATCGTCGAGGGCACCCTGCGGACCTGCGGCCTCTACACCCACTGGGGAGCGGCGGTGCGCGATGCGGGCTGGCCTCAGCGGAATGCGATCGGCCTGGAGCTTGACGGCCTCGACACGCGGTCGGAGACGATGCAGGCTGGGATCTCGGTCGGCCCTGAGTCGGTGCTGCGCTGGCGGCACATCGATCCCGAGCGGCCCGGGATGCTTCACCAGTTCGGCCCGGGCTTCGATCCGCTGCCGCTTCACACGGCCATCCGGCAGTACGCCGAGCAGCTCGTCTCCGCGATGGGGCTGCCCGTCTCGATGGCCGCGACGGGCGGCGAGCCCTCGGAGACCGAGCGGCGGGCGCTGGCCGAGGCCGTCGCGGCGACCTACCCGGACTGCCGCGCGCACGATGGCCTCGTCCTGCGGCGGGTCTCGGCGCTGATCAATCGCGAGACCGGCAGCACTCTGCCCGAGCAGGCCTACCCGGTCCTCTACGGGGCCGAGGTCGAGCAGGAGTTCGAGGCCGTGGCAACCGACGACGGCGATAGCGAGGACGCGCGGGCCGAGCTGGAGGGGGCCCGGTCTGCGCTGGAGGATGCGCTGGCCGGCGACGCGAGCCCGGACGTGCTGCGGGCCGCGCTGGAGGCCGTCGTCGAGGCGATGGGGATGCTCGGCTGATGCCGATCCGTCCGCCGCTTGGAGTCGCCCGGGCCGCGCAGCGGGGGCTCGACGTGCGCGCGAGCAAGCCCCCTTCGCAGCGGGGCGGGACCGCGGTCGGTCTGGCCCGGGCGCGCGACCTGGCCAACCGGCGCACCCTGAGCCTCGACACGATCTTGCGGATGCTGCGCTACTTCGCCCGGCACTACGTCGATCGCGAGGGCGCGACGTGGGGCGAGCAGGGCCCCGGCTGGCAAGCGTGGCAGCTCTGGGGCGGCGACCCGGGCGTGCGCTGGGCCCTGTCCGTGGCCCGGCGCGAGGCCCCGGAGTGGTACGCGCGGTTCGTCCGGTCGCCGACCGGTGGTCGGCTGTTGCGAGAGTTCACTGAGAGAGGAGGGTAGGTGATGAGTGACGATCTGATCGAGAAGATCAAGGCGGCGCTGGGCGGTCGGCAGACGACCGAGGACGACGACGACGAGCCCAGCGGCAACAAGGTGCCGGTCGACCGGTTCCGCGCGGTCGTGCGCGAGAAGAACGAGATCAAGCGCCAGCTCGCGGATCTCGCCTCGGCCGTGGAGGCCGAGCGCAAGACCGCTGCCAAGTCGATCGAGGAGGTCAAGGCCGCGGCGGCGCGCGAGGTTGCGAGCCTTGCGGCGCAGCATCAGGAGCACCTCGCGGCGCGTGACCTCGGCTTCGACGAGGACGGCCTCGTCGCGCTTCGGACCGCCTTCCAGCGACTGCCCGAGCAGGGACGCCCGAAGTCGGCGGTCGAGTGGTGGCGCTCGGTCTCGGCGGACGAGAAGGCTCGCGAGACGCTGCCGAAGACCCTCCAGGCCTACATCCCCGCAGCGAAGGACGAGGCCCCGGCACCGAAGACCCGCTCGGCAGGTCTCGACACTGGGGCCCGGCCGGCGGGTGTGAAGACCAAGATCGAGGACGTCAACGGGGCCAAGTCGATGGCAGACCTTGCCAAGCTCCTCGGCGCACGGTAGCATCGGGGTACATTCCAGGCCGCGGGTCGCTCCGGTATCAGCGTAGGCCACCATCCGAGCTTTCTGGAGGTCTACCGTGGGCGATCCGATCCGTACTGGCACCACTCCGATGTCCGACATCCTCGTCGCGGCGATCACCCGTTCCATCGGGCTGACGCTGGGCGACCGTTCTGGCGGCGGCCTGCTGGCCAACCCCGTCCTCGCCTCGCAGTTCCTGGGCGCGACCCGTCTCGGCGCCGCCCTCGGGACCAAAATGGTCGACGTCGGCTGGGGATTGAATAAGTTCACGGCGACGAGCCAGGGCTCTGACTTCACTGTCGAGACCCTGTCCAGCGCGGCCGCGACCGTCACCCCGGCCCGCCGCGGCATGGCGCGTCAGGTCTCCGACATGGCCCGCGCGCTGCAGTCGATGGACGAGCTGGCCTTTGTGCAGTTCGTGACCGATCAGACGATCGCTTGGCAGCAGAGCGTGGTCTCCCTGATCGCCTCCCTGTTCCCGAGCTTCTCGGCGTCGGGCGGCGTGTCCGGCGGCACCGCGACCTGGGCCTCGATCCTCTCGGCGTACCAGACCCTCGGCATCGCCAACTCGGCCGGCCCCTACGTCCTCGTCCTGCGGCCGAAGGACTGGGCCAACGTGGCCTCCGACGCCTTCGCGCTCGGTGGTCGGGTGCAGATGCAGGCCGAGACCGACGGGTACCTGAACACGGTCAACCCCGGGTTCAAGGGCCAGTTCATGAACGGCAACCTCTGGGTCTACACCTCCAGCGAGCTGCCGACTTCCGCAGGCGACACGGTCTGCGGGATGTTCGGCCCCGAGGCGCTCGCCTGGGACGCCTTCATGCCCGAGCCCTCGCCCGCGACGCAGGTGCTGCTCTGGACGCCCTTGTACGGCGTCGAGATCAACCGCGACAGCCTCAAGAGCGAGGATCAGGTCGTCGGCTCGACGCACCTCGGCGCGTCCATCCGGCAGAACGCGGGCGGCATCAAGCTCCTGTTCGCGACCTGATCTGATCTGATCCAACCCGGTACACGTCGAGGAGGACGTCATGCCGATCCCCGGAAAGTCCGCTACTCCCTCTGGCCCTGTCGCTGCGCCGCTGGCCGCCCGTCCTGCATCGTCCCCTGTGACGGTGCTCGGCGGTCTGCCCGAGATCGCGCGCGGGGCCGAGTATCCCCCGCTCCCCGAGACCCCGATCTTTGCCTACTTCGCGGACGCGACCTCGGTCACGTTCGTGGACGGTGAAGCCCTGTACCTGCCGATCAAGGTCGGCTTCGAGGCGGGCATTCAGGGCGTGCGGGATGGGTCGATGCTCGCGGCATCGATCGAGTACGAGCAGCGGACTAACCGGCGCATGATGATCCCCCTCGACGTCAAGGTGATCGCGTTCGGCACCGAGCACGGCGGGTATGTCCAGCGGATCGAGCTGGCGCCCGACCGGCGGGGCAAGCCGCGGCACCATCACGCCGACGTCTGGACCCGCTACGACGTCGTCGGCGCCGAGGCGATCCCGACCTTCGACGCCGAGGGCTTTATCGCGTTCCGCCGCAGCCTCGTCGACCTCCTGGGCCCCGTCCACCCGGGCGTGATCCAGGCCACCAAGGCGAAGACCCTCCAGCTCGCCGAGGCGCATCGCCGCATCGGCCACGCGTCCCCGGGGATGGCCCGGATCGCAGACTCCATCGAGGCGCAGCTCGCGCCCCGCACCTGATCTCGTCCCTCCACCGGAGAGTGTCCGATGCCCGTCGCCTCTGCTGCCGTCTATGAAGTCCTGCGCCGCGCCCTGGTCGGCGTCGGCGTCATCATCCGCCCGAGCGGGACCACTGCGCTGACGGCGTCCCCGTCGATCACGGCCGGGTCTGGCGCGGCCTCCGAGGCCGAGCCGAATGGTTCGGTCTACCTCCGCACGAACGGCGACCTCGTCCAGCGCGTCAGCGGCGCCTGGTCCGTGGTGCTGACCGGGGGGCGGGCGGCCCGGGTCGCGGCGCCCTTCAAGTCGACGCTGCAGACCGGCACCGGCTCGGCGCAGAACGTCGCGCACGGCCTGGGCGTGACCCCCTCGCTCGTCGTGGTTGTCCCCTACGACCTGACGGGCGGCGCCTATGTCGTTAGCGAGGGCAGTCACACCTCGACCAACGTCGTCCTCACCGTGACCAACGGCGAGAAGTTCATCGTCCTGGCTTACGCGTGACGATCCGCGCCGCGACCTATGCCTTCGGGCGGCCGATCCCCTACCTGCTCCAACGTGGCGCAGCGCAGACGATCGACTGCCCGGTGCGCTACGGGGCCGGCGGCGCGCTTGTCGCCCCGACGGGCGGGACGTACTCCGTCCTGCGCCCGGGCGGGACAGCCCTGGTCTCGGCGGCACCGGTTACGCCTTCCTCCTCGATCGCGACCGGGACGGTCACCCCGTCTGCCGCCGAGACTCTCGGCTCGGGCTGGACTGTCGAGTGGGCCCTGTCCATCGGCGGGCTGTCCTACCCCGTCCGCATCGAGGCCTATCTCTGCGACTGGGTCCCGCTGAACCCGGTCTCGGAGGCCGACCTGTACCTGCGTCTGCCCGAGCTGCGGCATCGGGTGCCGCAGAGCCAGGGCGAGCGCGGGACCGGCGAGGGCTGGCAGCCGCAGATCGACGCGGCCTGGTACGAACTCGTCAGGAAACTCCTGAGCGACGGCAAGCGCCCGTGGACGATCCGGGGCATCCACGGGTCCTATGACTGGGTCCTGACGCGGTCGCTCCAGCTCTGCGTCGATGCGATCTCGGTGGGCCTCGACGAGTCGCTCGCCGAGCGCAAGCGGCAACTGCACTTCGACATGAACCGGGTCGCGTCTGACCTTCGGTTCCAGTTCGACGAGGACGCGGCCGAGCTGCGACGGGGCCACGGCCCGGTCATGCGGCTGGCGCCGGTCGGGAGGCCCACATGGTAGCCCGCGGCGACGGCGCGTCGCTCGGCGAGTCGACGTGGCTCGCCGCGATCGAGGGCGTGTACCAGCGCATCGAGGGCCTCGACGCGGCCGGCTACCGGTCCTCGGAGTCGGACGGCTGGACCCGGGCGCGGGGCCCGGTCCCGACGACGCATCTCAGCTTCTGGGTCTTCGCTGGCGACGAGGTCGTCACGGCGGCGGGCGGCACGCTGGTCATGCGCTCTCGCGTCCTGTTCGCGGCGCGCTACGTCGCCGAGGAGCACCCCGCGCACCTGGCCCGGGCGCACGCGGCGGCCTACGCGGTGCGCTGCGCGCTCCAGTCTCGTCAGGACCCCCGCTGTCTGGTCGGCGGGTGGACGCCGGATTATTCTCTCGTCGAGGCCGGCTGGGTCCTCGTCGATCTCGCCTTCGACCTGCACCTCCCCTGGTAGGAGTCCCCGTGGCCACGTCCCTCGCGTCCCTCGTCTCCATCCGCTCGCTCGCCGAGCTGACCCCCGACTCCCCTCAGACCGGCGCCGTCAAGGGCGAGATCTCGGTCGACACGCGGACGGCCAACGGCATCGGCTCCGGGCAGGCCGACCGGGCGTACTTCGCTGAGCGCAGCCTGAGCAGCGGCGCGACTCACACCTACAACGTCCTCGCGGCCGGCTCGCTGACCGACATGCTCGGGCAGGCGATCGATCTCGACGAGGTCAAGGCCATCACGGTGCAGTGCCTCACGGGCGCGATCAAGGTCGAGGGCGGCAGCGCGAACGTGCTGGCGGCCTTCACCGGGGCAAACGAGGGCCTCAACCTCGCGGCCGGGCAGAGCTTCGCGATGGACCTCGGCCCGGCCGGTGTGTCCGTCGGCTCGAACGGCACCTTCGTGGTGACCGAGACGGCCGCGAGCACCGCGTCCTACCGCATCCTCATCGTGGGAGCGCAGTGAACCATGTCCCTGATCCCCTCCAGCTTCTCTGACGGGCAGCTCGTCATCACCGACGACGCGGGTCACTCCGCGACGCTCCAGCTCTCGCAGGGCGATACCTCGGTGTCGGGCCTGATCCCCGGCGGCCGCACGGTCACCGAAGTGCAGTCCCGCGGCGCGTTCGTCGGGCTTCGCTTGGGCCAGCGCGTGGCCCCGACGATCACGATCAACGCCGTGCTGTCGTCGCCGACCGACGCCTTCTACCGGCTCGCGATGGGTACGACGTCCGGCTTCGTCTCGACGTCTGCCGACATCGGGGACGCCCGCACGGTCGATGGAACTTTCTCGTTCAACTACGGCGCCGAGAGCCGCAGCATCACCTTCGACGACGCGTACTTGCAAGCCTTCGACGTGTCGGAGGGCGACCCGTCCACGGTCTCGCTCACGCTCGCGATCGTGGGCCCGGTGGAGTTGGACGGCGTGACGCTGATCGCGCAACGCTGAGTCTGCCAACGTCGAGGAGGACGTCATGGCCCTGTCTCCTGTCTCTGAGGTGACCGTCGACATCGGCGGTCACCGAGTCACCCTCCGCAAGTTGGGGGCCACGGCGCAGGTCGCCGTGGCCTCGGCGCAGCAGCGGGTCGGCGGCGAGCCGGTCGCCGTCCTCGCGCTGGGCGCGGCGGTGCTGGCCCTGTCGTGGCCCGAGGGCGCGGCGTGGCCGACTCGGTCCCGCCCGCGGCCGTGGCGGCTGACTGATCCGCTGCTCGACTACGGGTCGCGCGTCTTCGACGACCTCGGCGACGCGCTCGGGCTCGACGAGGCCGCGCGCATCTCGCAGGAGGGGTTCTGGTGGGGCCTGGGCGCGCGGGTCACCGAGGACGAGGTCGTGGCCGCCGAGGGTTTCTCCGAGGCCCCGGTGGCGGGTACGGACGGCTAATGCTCGCCGTCTGCCGCGACTGGGGCCAGCCCTTGAGCTGGTGGGCGGCGCTCGATCCGGCGGACCGGGCCCTGGTTGTGGCCGACTACCGGATGCGCCAGCGCGAGGCCGCCCGTGCCCAGAGGTAAGACGACCGAGAAGTCGGGCGCCGCCGCGATCGTGGTCGACCAGACGGCGCTCCTCAAGTTGCTCGATCGGACCGCCGACGGCGCGGCGTCCAACTTCGTGCGCGTCGTGACGGCCGAGCTGGAGGAGCGGCAGGTCGAGGCCGTCAGGGTCTGGCCCGTGCGCTCGGGCCGGTCGCGTCGGTCGTTCGCGGTTCAGACGCGGATCCGAGAGGACGTGATCGAGGTCGCGATCACCAACGACGCTAAGAGTTCTTGGGGCTTCTACGCATACAAGATCCGCAACAGCGTCAGGACCCGCGAGAGTCTGGAGCGCGAGGCGCTGCAGTGGAGCCAGCGCGGCGACACTCCCGAGGCCCGGGCCCGCATCTTCGACTACCGGTGGCGGCAGCTTCGACGCATCCACGGCGAGGGGGCCCGGTCGGCCGCCGAGGCCGGTAAGAACGTCTGGAGCGTCTACGTCCGCAAGCCGGCAGAGAAGCGGCGGGCCGAGATAGTGGCTACGCTGCAGGCGGACCTCGCGAAACTGGCCCAGCCGGTAGGAGTGTGACATGGCCGGCGCTGTCGTCAGTCTCACGTATCAGGCTCAGGTCGACGACCTCAGAAAGAAGCTCTCCTCGATCCCGGACATCACGGCGGCCGAGGCTCGGAAGGCCGTCAGGGAGCTGGACAAGGCCATCAAGGCGAGCAGCCGGGCGGCGGCCGGGGCGGGCGACGCGGGGGCCAAGGCGGCGAAGTCGGCCGCGGCGGCGTCTGAGCAGGTGCGTCGCGGGCTGCTCGATCTCGGCGCTGTGGCGGGTCTGCCTGCCGAGCAGATCGGAAAGCTGGGTAACGGCTTCGCGGCCCTGTCCTCGCCGATCGGCCTGGCGGTCGCGGGCGTGGGCGCGCTGGCCGTCGGGCTGGGTGCCGCGGCTGTCGGCGCCGTCAAGCTCGTGCGCGAGGCCGCGGCTGTCGGCCCGGCGCTGGAGCCCTTCCGCGAGCTGGCAGGATTCGGCGGGCTGTCGCCGTCGGCTGTGTCCTCGCTGTCGGCCGCGGGCGCGGCGCTCGACGCTGTGGCGACTGTCGGTCGGCGGGTCGTCGAGGTCCTCGGCGCCGATCTCGCGCCGACCGTCGAGCGCGCGGCGCTGGTGGTGGTGCAGCTCGGGCTCGCGCTGGTGGACTCGGCCAACGCTGCAGCGGACGGGCAAGGCATCTTCCGGGCGCTGGCCGATCAGCTTGGCGTTGCCTTCGTCCGCTCGGCCTTCCGGGTGGCAGACGTCCTGACCCGACTCGTCGGCGGTCTCGGAGACCTCGCCGCGGCCGCGGGGCTCGGCTCGGTGGGCGACGCGCTGCGGTCGGTGCGCTCCGGCTTCGAGGGCGTGACCGAGAGTGCAGGCAAGGCCCTGTCCTCGGCGGCGCTCGGTGGTGTCGGCGCGACGCTGGAGCGGATCGAGATCGGAACCGCGGACTACGCGGGCCGGGCGCGCGAGCTGGTGGCCGTGCAGGCGCAGGTCTCGTCATCTGCCGAGAAGCAGGCGACGGCGACGGGCAAGGCGGCGAGCGCGACCGACGCGGCGGCAGCGGCGGCCAAGCGCGCGGCGGCCGAGTACCGGGCGGCAGAGGCGGCGCGGCGAGGGCAGATCGCCGTCGAGGGCCTCGCGTTGCAGGTCATCGAGGAGCAGGCTCGGCTCACCGGGACCGAGGCCGACAAGATCGCGGCGATCGACGCGAGGGCGCAGGCGGAGAAGGCCGCGGTCGACGAGCAGGTGCGGGACCTCACCAAGCTCGGGCAGGGAGAGGAGGCGCGGCGGCTCGCCGATCAGCGGTACGCGCAGATCGCGATCCAGAAGGAGCAGGAGCTGCAGGGCGTCCAGGCCGAGACGGCGGCGCAGGCAGATCAAGCCAGACAGAAGGCAAAGGCGGCGACGGCTGCGCTCGTCGCGGACGTCGTCGGCGTCACCTCGGCGGCGGCGCAGGCTGCCGCGGCGATCGGCGACCTCGCGGCGCAGCGGGCGCAGCGGCAGATCGAGGAGGTCCGCGCGGCCCGCGAGCGGCTCGGCGAGGACATCACCGAGGCCGAGGAGCGGCAACTGGAGAAGCGCGAGAAGGCGGCCGAGAAGGCGGCGCAGCGGGCGTTTCGCATCCAACAGGGCGCGGCAATCGCGACGGCCGCGGTGCAGGGCGCGCAGGCTGTGATCTCCGCGCTGGCCACGCTCGGGCCGATTGCGGGCCCGATCGCGGCCGGGCTCCTGAGCACGGCAATCGCGGCCCAGGTTGCGCTCATCGCGTCGGCGCCGCCCCCGAAGTTCGCCGCGGGCGGCATCGTCGAGGCCCAGTCCTACGACGGGCGGCTGATCGAGGCCGAGCCCGGGGAAGGTGTCTTGACCCGTCGAGGCGTCCGTGCCGTCGGTGGTGAGGCCGGTGTCGCGGCAGCGAACCGCGGCGATGTCTCTGCCGGCGGGACCGGGGCGCTCGTCGTCGCCTTCCCGAGCATGGCGCGATACCTCGCAGTGGAGGCCGCGCGCCCGTCGGCCTTCGGGCGCGCCGTCCGCGGCCGCACCCCCGCGACGGGTCGGAGGTAAGATGGCCGCGATCACCCGGACCCAGTACCAGGCCCTCGTCGAGCCCTTCGGCTGGGCGGCCGACGCGTCGTCGTTCTGGTCCGCCGAGTCGACCTACGACGAGGCCGGTGTCGTCGCGGGGCAGCCGGTGGCGGCGCAGGCCTCGGCGCTGGTTCTCCGCGCGACGGGCTCGCAGACCGGTACGGTGCAGGTCCGGGTCCAGACCGGCGGGCACGCGGGGCCCGGTCTCGGCGACTGCGCGCTGGTGCAGCGGCCGGGGACCTCGGGCGCCTACTACGGGTGGGAAGGCCCGGCGACGGTGTCCGGGATGGACGCGCTCAACTGGTCCACGGCGGACAACGTCCAGACGAGCCACATCGCGGGGCTGCCTGGTGGAGCCCTGATCGCGGCGGGCTGCGGGGGCGCGACGCCGACGGACGGCGGCACCCTCTGGGCGTGGCACCGGCTGTCCACTGCGACGACGTGGACGCGGGTCACGGTCTGGGACGCGACGGCGACCGGGCGCGCGGCCTATGCCCCGTGCGTCGTGGCGATCGACTCGCTGCGGGCGGTGCTGTTCGCCTTCGTTGCCAGCCCGACCACGGGTCTCGGCGCCGCGACGCGCTACTCGATCTCGTCGTGGGAGACCTCCGACGGCGGGGCGACGTGGACGCAGCGCGGCGAGGGCCTCGCCTCCGAGACCGACATGCGGCTCGGCGGTGCGACGACGGGTAGCGGCACCCCGGGGCGCTCTGTGCGGCGGCTCCGAGGGGCCTACCGGGCGGGGCAGATCCTCCTCGTCGCGCACCTGCGAAACCTTCTCGTCGACGGCACCTACGATCGTCTCGACGTCCTGCGGCAGTGGGCGAGCGACGACCAGGGCCAGACATTGACCTCGATCTCGACGGGGGACGGCCTCGCCTCCTCGGGCCGCGATGGCGGGTACCACGACATCGCCGTGCTGGGCGGGCAGTTCGTCGTTTTCCGACTGCGCTCGAACGGGGTTCCCGCGTTCCAGCGTCTCGGCTCTGCGTTCGCGCCGCTCACCCAGGCGGACGGCTACGGGCTCGGCGTGCTGGCCACGTTCGCCGACGACAACGTCACGACGGCAACCGCGAGCCACGGTTCGCACTCGGCCGACTACATCACCGACGGCGACACGGCCCTCGTCGCCGACGACTACGGCGGCGGGTGGCTGTTCGTTACGCAGGTCGCGGGAACCAACCGCCCGACGATGGTCGCGTGGTCGGCGGACTACGGGCAGAGCTGGGCGGGGTACGGCCGCAACCCGGCGAACACCGAGGTCTCGACGGACGCGGCGACGGTCGGGCGGGCGGTCGACACGGGCGACTCTCGGCTTTACCGGCTGTGCGCGGCCCCGTCCCTCGGGCGGATCGTGCTGCTCGCGCAACCCCTCGTCGACACCGCGACCTCGACGCAGGACTCGCTCCTCGCAGCGTTTCTCGGCGGGTGGTCGACGTTGACGATGCCCCCGGTCGGCGACGCGGGCCGCACCCAGGACCGGGCCTGCTGGGATCAGACTTGGCTCCCGATCGAGCGGCCGGACGACGTCTCGGGCTGGACCACCACGGCGACGGGCACCTCGTCGTCGACGCTGAGCACTTCGACGGCGCCCTTCCTGACCCTCTCGACGACGGGGATCGGCTCGACGCACTTTTTCGCGCCGACGGCGTCGTTCCTGTCTCAGACGCACCTGATCGCTGAGTGGGCGGTCGGGTCGATCACCAACGGGGCATCGGCCACGGCCCTCGTCGCCGTCGAGGCCCGCGTCACTGACGGGACCGTGACCCGGACCGTGCGCGTCCACCTCGACGCGACGGCCTACCGACTCGTCGACGTCAACGGCGGCATCAACCTCGGCGATGTGACCGGGCTCGCGAACGAGGCTCGGCAGTACCGGCTGGCGCTCGACCGGGCGTCCGGCCGGGTGCGAGTCTGGCACCGGACCTATCAGGGGCAGGCGGGCGCCGAGGTCCGCGCGTGGACGCTGGGCGCGTCGGGCACCGCGAGCGACTCGGGTGCAGCGACGAACAACACCTACGTCACCTGGGGGCACCTGGTCGCGCCCGCGCTGGCGACGACCGTCACCTCGGCGTGGGGCCCGGTCCAGCTCTCGCGCGGCCGGCTCGACGAGACGGCGGGCGCCTACGGCAACGCGGGCTCGACGCGGCTGTGGTCGGCGTCGCTGGCGCCCTCGACGGACGAGCTGTGGGGCCGGCCGGTCGGAGCACCGGGGGCCCGGTCCTACGTTGGACGGGGCCTGTACCTGAGCGCAGTCGACGGCCCGGGGCGGCGCACCGAGACTTGGACCTGCTCGACGGCGAGCACCTACCCGGTGCAGCGCATCTTTCCGGGCAGCAACCGATCGCCGCGCCGGCAGTGGCGCAGCGCGACGGCGACGCTCAAGCGGCTGGCGGTGCAGGTGCCCGGCGGCGTCGAGCGCGAGCTGCTCACGGGGTACCTGGCCGTGGTCGTCAGGGGCGCCAACTGGCGGACGGGGCTCATCGAGCGGCGCTCGGGCGGCGTCTGGTCGACGCTGGCGACGATCGACCTGGCCGCAGGTCGGACCTCGGTCGCGTTCCAGCGGTACGGCCGCTCGGTGGTGCCGAACGGGACCTCGATCGGGCTGCGCTTCGACGCGCAGGAGCTGGCGGGCTGGACAGTGGACTTCGGGTCGGGCGTGACCCGGGCGATGCGCATCGGGGCGAACCGCGAGGGGGCGTGGACCAACACGGGCGGCGGCCCCCGCGTCGAGTTCGACGTCACGGCCGATCCGACGGGCGTCCCCTCCTCGGGCAACTGCTCGTTGTGGAGCCCGTCCGGCGCGTGGATCATCCCGAGCCCCGGGCGGTGTGAGGGGCTGCGGCTGACGGTGGACGCGCAGACCACGGCCGACGGCGACATCCGGCTCGGGCAAGTCCTGTTCGGCGCGGCGCACATCCTGCCCGTGCCGCCGAGCTGGGGCCAATCGCAACGGCTCGATCTCGGCTACGACGTCGAGATCTCTCGCTCGGGCGTCGCGCGTCTGGACCGGGCTGCGCCCCCGGCCCGGGCGGTCGACATCGCCTGGACCGACGGCGTCGACATGTCGGTGTCGACCGACCCTGACTACCTCAACCCCGCGACCTCGGGAACGCCGATGTCGCCGGGGACGCTACGGGGGCAGGTCCGGTCGCTGGAGGGCATCCTGCGGCGCGTCCAAGGGCTGCCCGTCGCGTACCTCCCGCGCGTCGATCCGGTCTCGGGCGTGCAGTTCCTGAGCCTGCGCGAGCAGATCGTGGTCGGGGCCTTGTCGCGCGAGGTCGGCCGCGATCACATCCTCGGCGACGAGCTGTCGGCTGAGCTGGTCCGCGTCCCCGTCCTGACGATCCGGGAGGAGCTGTGATCGCGTCGTGGGTCTGGACCCTGTCGGTGGACTGGCACGGCGGCCCGTACCTGCTGTCGTCGGCGGACCTGCCCGGGTACGAGACCGTGCTCGACTCCATCGCCTTCGAGGAGCGGCTGGACATCTTGCCCGATGCGCCCTCCGACCAGCAGGTCTCGGTGCGCTTCGACCTCGGCGACCGGCTGCGCACGCTCCTGGCGGCCGGCTGCGACCCGCGCACCATGACGGGCGTCCTGCGCCTGGTGCCGGTCGACGCCGAGGGCGAGGTGCTGGACGGGGCCCGGCTGGTCGCGCTGGGTCCGCTACGGGGCCTGGTCTGGGGCAGCGTCGAGGCCCCGGGCGTCGTCGAGGGCTCGATCGGCGTCGGCGAGCAGGAGGAGACCCCGCTGCTCAACCCGTCCGCTGTGATCTCGGCAGAGCTGTGGCCGACGGCGCCCGAGCAGGCGCACGGCGTCGCCTACCCCCTGGTTTTTGGCCGGCCGGGGGATGTGCTGGTCGACGACAACCGTCGGCGCGCGGGCAGCCCGGCGACCGTGATCACGACCTCGGGCGGCGGCAGTCCGATCCTCGCGCTCGTCGCTGGGCATCCGGTCGACGCGAGCGACGTCGAGCTGTACAACGCCACGACTGACACTTGGACGTCGGGCGTGGACGTGGCCACGACGGCCGACCTCGCGCGGGAGTGGCGCGAGGCGCTCGCGGACTCGGGCCTTGACTACGCCGTGGCCGAGCAGTTTCAGATCGGCGTTGAGGGCCGCTACGGGGCCGAGCTTGACGGGGCCCTCGGCGGCCTGTCGGTGATCGACGTCACCGGTCTGGCGGCCGTGGAAGACGAGCTTTTCGTCGCGTGGACCTCGGGCCGGGCCCTGTCCGGCATGGCGACGGCCGGGGACCTCCTCCGGTACCTCCTGCGCCGCTCGGGCTGGGCGGTGGACGCAGGCCGCACCGAGGCCGTCTGCCGGGCACTGGGACACGACGTCGCGGGCTACGTCGACGATCCGGGCGTCTCGGTGCAGTCCTACCTCCAAGACGTCGTCCTGCCACTGCTGCCCGTCGCACTGGCCCGCGGGCCGGCGGGCGTCTACCCGGTGCTCCTCGCGCCCGAGGCCCTCGACGGGGCCCCGACCTTCGCGCTCGTTGAGGGCGAGGACTGCGAGGCCATCGGGGCGGTCGGCGCCGAGGACCTCGTCGGGCCCCGCGCGGTCCGGGTGTCCTTCGGGTGGGACGCCTCGCGTGAACGGTACGAGGGGCAGGCGGCGACCGGGACCCTCCCCGGTGCCCAGTACGGGCGGTCGACGACGCTGGGTAGCCGACAGCTCGCCACGCGCGGCAGTGGCCCGGTCGAGGACATCGAGGGCATCATCCTTCGGGACGTGCAGACCGCGCAGCAGGTGGGCGTGGAGCAGCACCGGCTCAGGAACTTCAGCCCCCTGCAGCGGTCCTACGCCTGCCCCGCCGATCGCATCCTTGAGCTGGGCGACGTGGGCCGGGTGACCGACGCGGCGGTCGGCTGGTCGTCGAGGCCGGTGCTGGTCATCGGTCGCGAGTGGGACGGGGCCCGCTGGCTCTACCGTCTCGCGGCGTGGTCTGTCCCGTGATAGCATCCCTTCGGAGGCTCCGATGGCCGATCTCAACCTGGCGGGCGTCGCTGCCCCGTGGACCTGCTCTTTCGTCCCCGGCGCGTCCGGCCGACTGACCGTCGACCCGGTCCTCCACGGCGAGATCCACGTCTGGATCGCGTCCGGCATCACGATGGAGTACGGCGTGGCGGCCTCGGACCCGGGCGCCGCGGTGCTGCCGCTGCCCTCCGAGCAGTACGTGCGCGTCTGGGAGGCCCCGTCTGGCCTCTCGGCGCCCCTGTCGCGGTGCGAGCTGACCTTCGAGGAGACCGGCGGCACCAGCGGCGTCGTCTACGTTCGCGTGGTCGCCCGATGAAGCCCCGCCCGTCCAGTCTCTACTCGATGGGCGCGGCCGCGGGTGGTGGGTCGGTGCCGCCCGATCTGACGGCGCCCGCGACGCCCTCGCCGCAGGTGCTGTCGCCTGGCTCTACGTCGCTCAGCTCGACATTGGTCGGGTCGTGGTCGGCCTCTGTGACCGTCACTGCCTCGGTGATCGCCTCCAGCGGTTCACCCCCGACGGCGACGGTCACCGGCTCGGGCGCGGGTCCGTACTCCGTCTCGATCGCGTCCGGGCTCGCCGATGGGCGGGTTTACGCCGTCCGGCTTCGCGGGACCGGCGCGGACGGCCAGGTCGCCGACGTCGTGCTGTCCTTGGCCGTTGCCAACGCTACGAGCGTCACTGGTTCGATCAACTGGGTGGTCGCCGCGGACTACGACTATACGCAAGTGGCGACCTCTTCGGCGGTCACCTCGCCGGGTACCGTCGCTTCCGGCAACGTGGCGCTGCCGGACCTCACCGCGGCGACAGATGCATCCGGGACGTGGAGCGTCACACCGACCAACGGCACCGGAATGGTGCTTTCCTCGACGAGCACCGCCCGCCCGTATGTCTATTTTGTGCCGGACTGGACGGGGCTTGGGATCAACACCACGGGCCCTGAGGGCTACGCCGTCGAGGTGCAGATCTCGTCTCCGGTGCAGGCGTCCTCGTCATTTTTCACCTTCTTCTTTGGCAGCGCGGCGAATCCAAACGGTAGCGGGTCAGGCAGCGGCGGCCGGTGCCTCAACACCGCGGGCACGCGAAACGTCATCGCGCGGTCCGTCTCGGCCGGCACCGCGGAGCTGGGGGCCACCATCGCCTCCCAGGCCTCCGACTTCGCCTCGCTGTCGTTCTTCGCGGCCGCCTTGCCCGGGGAGGTCATCGGGTCCGGCCTGGGGTCTGCTCTGCCTGCTGGCCCCGGGTCCTACACCTTCTATCGTGACGGCTACGCTCGCTCTCTGAGCACGGCCTGGGGCCTCTCCCCGGGCAACGTCGCGCTGCTCTTTGGTGGCGGCAACATCAGCGGCAACCTGACGCGCATTCGCATTTGGAAGCGGGGTGTCTCGTGAAGGTCAACGCTCGGGTGATCACCACTGAGACGCCGGCCGGCGACGACCCCCGCGCCGTCGTCGTGACGGTCGTGCTCTACGGAGACGAGGCCGACGACCTCGTCGCCGCTTACCGCCCGGGCCAGTCGCCCGAGATGCTCGCCGACCCGGCCCGCGTCGTCGCGGTGCCCGTCGCTGCCGCAGTCGCTGAGCTGGTGCGCCCGTGAAGCGCCTCAGCCGCACGACGCGCCGCAAGATCGCCCGCTTCCTCGGCCTCGTCGGCGTGTCCCTCGTCGACGGCAAGCTCACCCCGGCCGAGATCTCGATGCTCGTCGGGTCTGCCGCGCAGGTCTACGAGGCCCTTCGCGCCGAGCGCGACGGCACGGCCCCGGCCGACGAGGCGGACGGCGAGTGACGGGGCCCCGCTACCAGTGGGGGGCCCGGTCCGTGGCTCGTTTGGCGACGGTCCACCCGGCGCTGCGCGAGCTGTTCGAGCGCGTGATCGCGCGGCCCGACCTGCCGCACGACCTGACCGTCCTCTGCGGGCACCGCGGAGAGGCCGAGCAGGCGGCCGCGGTGTCGTCGGGCGCGTCGAGGCTCCCGTGGCCCCGCTCCAAGCACAACAAGACCCCGTCTCTGGCGGTCGACGTGGCCCCCCTCGTCGGCGGGTCCGTCACCTGGGACTGGGCCGCCTACCGGGCGATCGCGCCGCACGTCAAAGCGGAGTGGGCCGAGATGCAGGCCGAGGGGCGCTATCCGGGCGTGGGCCTCGTCTGGGGCGGCGACTGGGTCCGGTTCCCCGACGGGCCGCACTGGGAGCTGTCGTGACCTTCATCCTGGCCCTGTCAACCGCGCTCGCGCAGGACCCCGCCGCCACGACGTCTGCCCCGACGTCCGACCCGTGGACGCTGATCGGCGTGGGGCTCGGGTCCGCGGTCACTGCCTGGCTCGCCGAGCACATCCGCTCGCGCCGCAACACTGCCCCTGCCGACGACCTCTCGCCGCTGCTCGCGCGGTCCGCGGACGGCGGCATCCTCCTGCTCCAGCGCCTCGCGCGCATCGAGGAGTCGGTTCATGATCTCGCCTCTGCGCTCGCCGTCCTTGCCCGTGCTGTCTCCGACGACGCCACCATCAGCAGCGTCCGCCGACGGCGCCCGTCCGGCGGGAACTGACCCTCGGCCCGCGGTGCGCTCGGCGCTCGTCGAGATCGTCGCCGCGGTGCGCGCCTTGAGCGGCGACGACGCGGGCGATCGGCTGGAGCACGCGCTGCGGCTCGTCGGCCCGTAAAGTAGGAACCCCCACCCGGACCATTCCGAGTGGGGGCCTATCGGATGCGGGGCCCGGCGCAGACCACGCGTGAAGATGCTACCCGGCTGACTGGGCCTCGTCCAGTGTCGCGACGATGCGCTGCGCCGTCTCGATCGCGACCTCGGCAGTGGGCGACTGCGACGAGATCACCACGACGTCCTCGGAGGCGCCGCAGAGCGGGGACCACTGGAGAGTCCAGCGGACGCAGGTCGGGCGCTGGTGCAGCTCGATCGTGCCCCAGGGGCCGAGGTGGTGGGTGGTCATGCGCGCTCCGATGCGAGATCAAAGTGAAGATACTTCTGCCTGATCGCGGCGTCTAAACGTGGGAGAGTAACGGCGTACCGGGTTGCGCTGGTGCCGTCGATGCTGTCCGCGCCTGCAATAGCGCACATGCGTATGCGCCGGGCTGAGTTGACGCGCCCAACATGAAGATACACACCAGCCTGACGCGCCACTTTTCCCCACAACGGAAGTGTGGCCAGCTTCCAGTCGGTCGTGCCGCCGAGGAATATTCCGACGTCCGGTCCGAGGTGCGGCATGACGTCCGCTGGCTGCATTCCATCCTGTACTGCGATAAGGCGCCGCCGACCGGCTCCATTCAGCCGCGGAAGCCACGACAAGGACAGGTCAAGCGACGCGAGGCCGCCCGCTACGATGTCAGGCAGGACAACGAACTGGGCTCCATCTCCATGACGCTCGACATGCCGCTCAAAGGCCGGCACATCGAACGAGCGCCCCTGCTGCCACGCGGTAAAGGCGCCGTTGTCGAGCGCGAAGGGAAACCGATGGTCGCGCGGCTTGCCCGGAGACAACAGCAGACCCCAGCCAGCTGCTGCCATTGCGGCAAGGTTTCGCCTGGTGCCGGTGTGCGCGGCGTAGGCCATCACGGCGCGGCCTCCAGGGCGGCAATGAGGGCCTCGATGGTCCGCGGGTGTGCGAGCCCCCAGGCCGCAGCCATCGTGTACACGCGGTCGGGGCAGCAGAGTGTTTCGCGCGTCTCCTCGTAGATGGCCATGACGCAGCCCAGCGTGGCGGCGTCGGCGAGGTCGGGCAAGCCAAGAAAGGCCGACGAGTCCGGTGCGCGCCGGTCGCAATCGAGGATACGCCCGGCGTAATCCTCTAAGGGTGCCGAGCGGGACACGGTCCAACGCATGCCCGGCATCCATCTCCACCGGGGGCAGGCGACGGCGCGGCGGGCGAGGTCGAGGTCGGCGGGGGTCACGGCTGCACCCGATGCGCACCGGCGTCGATCGCGTCGATCGCGTCGGAGAGTGCAGCGTCGCAGCAGGCGGCGCAGACCTCGGGCAGGTGCTGCAGGTAGCGCACGACGGCCGCGCACTCCGCCGCCGCCGCCGCGGCCCGGTCCTCGCTGTCGCACAACCCGTAGCGAAGCGCGGTGCGCCAGCCACGGCGGCCTGCCGAGCTGGCAGCCATTGTGTGCAGCCACCAACGCTCCTCGGGCAGCAGCGCGAGCCAGTTCGCCAGCGCAGTCGGGACCTTGCCCGGGGGCTCGTCCTCGACGGCCCAGGCGAGCGCGAGCAGCTCCTTCCCGAGCACGCGGGCGAGAAGTGTCGAGCCCTTGGAGGCCCAGCGTCCGCGCGGCAGTCCAATCGCCCTCAGCCGACGGTTGAACTCGTCCGTCACTGTCGGCGAGATGGCATCCCAGAGGTCCCGGTGCAGCGTCGAACACAAGCCGTCGAGGCTGCCGTAGATGGAGACAGTATCGGCGCTGGCGATGTGCTCGACCCGGTAGTGCGCGGCCTCGATCTCCGCGTCGAACCCGAAGCCCTGCACCGCGCGGCTCACGGCGACACCTTCGGGCGGTGCTCTCCGCGCTCGATCTGATCGGCGGCGATGACGCAGGCCTCCTCGATGACCCCGTCGACGCACGGGCCGCGCAGGTAGGCCACGATCGTCGCGACCTCGGCCCGGTCCTCACCGGACCCACCGATCGTGCCCGTCGCGGCGCGGCGCGCGAGCTTGTCGACGTTCGCCTCCATGACCTCGGCGAGCCCGAGCCCGTGCCGCCCCGCGATCTCGGCGACGAGGCCAGGGAGCGTGGTCAACGAGTGCCACGTCGCGGCCTGGACGAGCTGAAGCATCGACAGCCCGGGCTGCGGCGCGTGCATCCCGAGGTCGGACATGCTGAGCCCTTGCAGCGTCGCGCACGCAGCGACGTACCAGAGCACGTCGCCGAGTTCGGCCCGGACGCGGTCCCGGTCCACGGGCACGCCGTCGCGCACCGACTTCTGGAAGATCGCGGCAAGCTCGCCGATCTCGGCGAGGAGACCGTAGCGGGCGTGGTCCTGGGCCTTGTCGCCCTCGCGGACGGACGCACAGGCGAAGCGCCAGGCGGCGAGCTGGTACTGGTCGGGGGTCATGGAGTCACCTCGCGGGAGATCATGTCAGCCAGGCACTCGGCCGGTATCGGGGCGCCCCGCAGTTCGTAGTGATGAAAAAGCCCGTCGTACCACACGAGATCGAGCAGCAGGTGCGGGCCTTTCTGGAGCGTCGCCCGAGCCCCGGTCACAGACCAGGCCCAGGGCGGGGAGACGGCGGGCAGCTCCGGCATCGGGATGGCGGCGACGGCGGCGTTGAGCGCGCTCAGTCGCCGCCGCTCCTCTTTCATTTCGACGACGAGATCGGTGGTGTCGGCGCCGCCGGCGTCGAGCACTCGCCGCAAGAACCACTCGACATCGGACCGGGCCTCGTCGCGCAGGCGGCGCAGAACCTGGATCTGGTCGGGGGTCATTCGGTCACCTCCAGTCGGAGTCGGGGCAGAACGGTGGCGAGGACAGCCGGCAGGCGCTCAGTGAGGACGCCGTCGCGGATCACGGTGCCGTCGGCGTGGGACACCTCCCAGGAGCCGAGGCGCCACTGCAGCGCGAGTCTGGGCACCGAGCCCTCGTAGAGCAGATCGAACGGCCCGTGTTTGGTCCAGCGCCAGGGGGCGGGGACTTCGACGGGCCCTGTCACGCGTCACCCGCGAGGATGGGCGCGATCGAGGCGACGGCCGCGATGGCGAGGGGAGCCCAGAGCGCATGCCAGCCGGCCAGGCCAGACAGCGAGAAGGCGACAGACAGGGCCATGAAGGCGGCACAGAGCAGGTAGCGGGCGATCACTTGGACTCCAGGCGGCGGCAGAGGAGGATGCAGCTCATCGCGCTGCGGGGGGCACCGATGGCCGAGACGCGGGCGGCGACCTCGGTCCATGACAGCGTGCGGGGCATGGACAGGGCCCGAAGCAGCTCGATCTGCTCGCGGGTCCAGCGGTGACGGGCGGGCATGTCAGGCGCCGATGACGTGCGCGATGTCGCCGATGGTGTCGACCGGTTCGTGCGCGCCGTTGGCCAGCGTGACGACCCAGCCGGGGTTGCTGGCGTCGGCGTCGTCGTGCCAGACGGTGAAGCCGTCGAGGGTGATGCTGCCGTCGGTGTTCTCGGTGGCGCGGGGAAAGGCGAGGAGGATGTCGATCGAGGTCATGGTCGTTCCTACGGGGTGGTGGGGGTGGTGCTCAGACGGCGGCGTCGAGGGCGTCCGCGATCGCCTCAGGGGCAAGGTTGTCTCGGCACCAAGCCGAGTAGACGTCCTCGTAGCTACGCGCGTCCTCCCAGGAAACGAGCTGCTTGGTGGCACCACGGCGAACCCAAAAGAGGTTCTCTCCGTCTCCGACGCGCGTCCACTCGTCGGTGCGGGTGTCCACGGTGAGGCTGAAGGCGGCGGCGGCGGTGTCGGTCATGGTAGCGGCTCCAGAGCGCCGAGGACTCCATCGCCCCCGGACACTCAGAGTCTATGCTGCACCTTTCATCCGTGCAAGGCGTAAACGGATGAAAGTTAGTGCATCACACCTTCTTGACAACCAGAGCCCCGGCACGCGTCTCCAGTCGCCACCAGGGCGCCGCGATCGAGGGCCATTCACCCGACCAGTCCTGGGCCCGGTCAATGACGATGGGCACCTCGTCGTAGCCGATCGGGCCGCCGGGGTAGCGGGCCGCCGCGAGCGACCGGATCGCAGCTCGCAGCGCAGCATCGGCCGCGACTTGCCGCCCCGTCGAGGCGATCCACCAGGGCCGCCCGTCGATCGTGACGCGGACCTCGTCGCCGGACTCGCCGGGCTCCGCGAGGATCACGCCGACGCCGGACCCGGCGAGGGCCTCGTCGAGTGCCACGCGGCCGCGGCGGACCAGCTCGGCGGGCGCGCCCCGCACCGCGACGACGAGCTGCGCGACGCGCGCGGCCTCGGCCTCGGCGGCCTGGAGCTGCGCGCGGGCGGCCATGACAGCGGACTCCATCGCCCGGATCGCAGAGGCGCGGCGGCCGGCAGCGCCCTCGGCCTGCTGGGCGCGGTCGAGGTAGGCGCGGGCGCCGGCCTCGCGCGCGAAGTCGGGCCGAGCGCCGGCAGGGGCCTCGGGCACCGGCCCCGGGTCCGGCAGTGGAGACGGGCAAGGGCCGTTCGACTGGGCGGCGATCTCGGCCGCGGCCTCGTCGTCGGCGGGGCCTTGGAGCTGCGCCGCGCGATCGGTCGCTTCTCCGATCCTCGCACGGATCGCATCCCGCGCCAGCACCGCCGCATCGTAGCTAGCGACGTTCGCGGCGTGGCGCTCTGCCGCGGCCGCGGCGTCGGGCAGAGACTGGCCGCACGTCGGGCAGTGGTCGGCGACGTGGGCGGCCGGTCGGGGCGGCAGCGGCGACAGGGCCAGCTCCGACCGCAGCGTCTCCACCTCGCGGCGCGCGTCGGCGAGCGCATTCCGAGCGGTCCGGCCGGGCGGGGCCACGGCGGCGCGCGAGTGCCACTGACGGATCCGCTCTGCGCGCTCGGAGTGCCGCGCCGCGAGCAGGGTGTGCCGCTCGATCGCGTCGTCGTAGCGGCGCCACGCGTCGATGTCGGCGACGAGCGCACGGGCAGCCTCGACGTGCGCCGGGTTCGGCGGCGGGGCCTCGTCGGGGACGGTCATCCGTTCGGCCTGGGCCAGCGCGCCACGGGCCTCGTCGCGGGCGCGATTGGCCGCGGTCTGCCGGGCCTCGGCGCCCTTGACGTCGGTGGGGTCGCCCGCGCGCAGGTCAGCGCTCTCGGCGATGATCGCGGCCAGGTCCCCGGCCGGCAGCACCGACGCGAGCAGGTCGCGCAGCGCCCGGGCCCTCGGGCTGCGCGCGAGGTCGACCCAGCGCAGAGGCCAGAGGATCGCCTGCGTGATCACCGGATCGAGACCGACGGCGGCCCGGTGCGCTGCCAGGGACGGGCAGTTGGTGTCGTTGACGCGTGCGATCGCGCGGCCCCCGACGCGGCGAGACCACGACAGCGCCACCCCAGCCACGCCGGCCTCGACCGTCGCGCGCTCGCCGTGGATGGCCTCATCCTCCTCCGCGCCGTGGGGCGTCGAGCCAGTGAGGGCCAGAGACAGGGCCGAGAGCAGCGAGGTCTTGCCCGACTCGGACGGGCCGGCGACGAGCGCGCAGTCGGGGATGCGGAGGTCGACGGCGCCCGAGTACGCGCCGAGACCGGAGACAAAGAGAGAGACGGGCATGGTCAATCCTCGCAGGGCTGGAAGTCAACCCGCACGCCGTCAGGTCCAACGTGGACGACGACGCGGCACGGGCTGGCCACATCGAAGGCGATGCAGCGCAGTGACGGGGCCTTGGTGGTGGGGATGGTGGGCGCCGGGGGCGGGGCCTTGCGCTCGACGAGGTCGGGCCGGCAGAGCTTCCCGTCGTCGCGCGTGCGCCGGGGAGCGCCAGCCGCGAGCAGCCGCGCTCCCAGGGCTTTGGGCGCGCGTGCGGGGTAGTGCTCGTCGACGAGTGTGGCGCCGACCTCAGTCCATGTCAGGGACGCATCTGCGGCGATTTCGCAGGCGCGGCGCAGCTCGTTCGCAGTCCAGGGGTCGTAGGCCATCAGAACGGAGCCTCGTCGTCGGCGACCAGCGAGATCGGCTCGGGCTGGGGCAGGATCGGCTCGGGCGTCGTCGTGACCGCTGCGGGGTATCTGCGGCGGCGCGAGGGGGCGGCGATCGGAGTCGGCGCCGGAACCACGACGACCTCCTCGGGCTCGGTGGCGGGCGCCGGGGCAGTGAGGACCTCGGGCTCGGTCGGGATTTCGGCCCGCATGATCATCTCGTCGAGTTCGTCGAGCAGCACGTCGTAGGCGCGGGCCTTGACGCGGAGGATCAGGTTTCGGATGTCGTTGGTGTCCATGTCACTCTCCGAGGTTGCTGTTCAGAACGTTGATCGCATCGGCGAGCAGGGCCTTCCCCTCGCCCTCCAGCCACTCGATCGCCTTCGCCCGAGCGCGGGCCGGCACCTTTCCGACCGACGGCTTCCCACCCGCCGCCAGCGCCGCCTCGACTGCCGCGAGCGGGTAGCCCTTTGCCTGGGCCCAGTCCTCGATGCTGACGTCGGGCGTCCGCTCAGGCTCAGGCGCCGGCCGCCCGCCCGTCCGCCGCAGAACGACCGTCTCGGGCCGCTTCCGCGGGTTCGGCTGGATCGTGATCGTGAGGTCCCACTCCAGCCACGGCGCGCCCGCAATGCGGATCCCGCCGACTTTGGCCGATCCGAGGCTCACAGTCGGGTCGTGATAGAGCGTGATCGCACGGCCGATTGCGTCGCCAATGCGCTCGCCGCAGAGGGCCCGCAGCGTCTTCTTGCTCGTCGTGTTGAGCAGCCAGGGCTTCCACCCCTGCTCGCGCCAGTGAACGGCCCAGGCTTGCTTGAGCGCGTCATCCCGCCGCGCCTTGTTGTCCCTCACCTCGACGGGCTCGACGCCCGCGATCGTCAGGGTGACCCCTCCATCGGGGATGTCGACGGCCTTCATGTAGGCCCCGATCGTGCTGTCCCAGTCTACATCCTCGATCCGCATGTCACACCTCCTCGTCGTAGTCAGCGCCCGCGTCATCCGTGGCGAGCCCCGGCGCCCAGCGCGGCAGAACAACCTGCACTGGCTCAGGGCACGCGCCTTCCCACCGGCCGGACAGGGCCGCCGATGCGTAGCAGCAGAGACGCTCGGCCCGGTAGACCTCCCCGGTGTAGAGGGCCTCGTCGGCCGGCAGCTCGAACACTCCGACGTCGTAGGGCGCTCGCGCTTCGTAGGCGATGATCATCGCGCATACACGCGTGATCTCGGGCCAGACCGCCCGGACGCCCGCGGCGTAGTGCGCGAGCTGGCCGTGGTACCCGCGGCGGGCGATCTCGACGGCGACGTGCCGGTGGCTGACGCGAGGCACGGCCTTGAGGTCGACGATCGTCGCCATGTCGTCGACGATGATCAGCGCGTCCAGGCGCCCCTTCATCGGCCAGACCTGCCCGGCGACCGTCTCCCGCCACTCCAGCGTCACCTCGGCCGAGTCCTGACACGACCGAAGCAGCGGCCCCGCCACCGGGTGCCCGTGGACGGCCTCGACGACGGCACGGATCGCGAGGTCGTCGCGCTCGGTGAGGAGGATGCGATCCCCCGCGGCAGCCTTGGCCGCGGCCGTCCGCCGGCCCTCCGAGACGGTGTAGCGGGCCTCGAACTCGCCCGGCTCCAGCAGGGCGCAGTGGAGCGCCGAGTAGAGCGGATCGGAGTCGGAGCCCCCAGACAGGGCCGCCCGCTGCGCGAGTGCAGTGGGATGCTTGATCGTGGACCAGTTCAGCGCCTTGATCGCGGCGTACTCGTGAAACGGCATGTGCGGGTGATAGGGCACGGTGGCTCCTTGGGTCGACATGTGTTTATCGCGCAAACCGTTGTCATAGGTCCACCCCGCAAACACTTTACAACCGCATGACAAGACCCCGGGGTAAGTGTTTGCCATGCAAACGCATCTCTTTCGCGCTCTGGTCGACCTGCGGGGCAATCGCTCACAACGCGAGATTGCCGACATGATCGGCATCTCACGCGTGACGCTGGCCAACATCGAGCTGGGCCGCACGCGCCCTTCGCTGCGGCTCTGGGCCGCGCTGCGTGCCGCGCTCGACGTGCCGCCCGATCTGGCGGCCGAGCTTGAGGCGCACTGGACTTCTGCGGGGCCCGCATCGGCGGGGACATCGGCTGCTCCGTCCGCCGATGCGGGGCCTCGTCTGGGGGACCGGTGAAAGGCCTTGGCTGGGAGGATGTCTGTGGGGACCTGCTCGATCGCTGCGAGCAGCTCGGGCTTCTGGTGTGGCATCGGTTCTCGGTTCCGTTGAAGCAGATCGGCAAGCGCGGGCCCGGCGGCCGCTTCGTCGCTGTCTACGCGGCCAAGGCCCCGCCCGACCTCTTAATCGTGCTGCGCGGCATCTTCGGGCAGGCCATCCTCGCGGACTGGAAGGACTGCGCGTCGCCGCCTTGGTCTCTGAGTGCGATCCCAGCGCATCAGGCGAACGCCTTTGAGTCGATGGTCAAAGCCGGGGGCCGGGGCCTTGTCCTCCTGCGCGTCCACCAGGGCACCGCGGGCCCGCCCGTCATGCTGGCGCTCGACTGGTCTCGGATCCGCGTCCGATACCGGGACTGGGCCACCGGCAAGTGCTCGGGCAGCCTGACGCTTGTCGAGGCGCGCACTCTCGGCCGCGAGTTCCGCGGCTACGTCGACCTCTGTAATGCACTGGAGCAGCCGCATGATTGACCCTATCGAAGCCGCGATCCGCGCGGCACTTGTCGCCGGGCACGGGCCCGCCGTGGCGTGGTACCTCCTGCGCGCGATCGCCGCGATTGCACAGCAGGTCGGCGCGTCCTACGTCGAGGTGGAGGCGGCCCTGGCCCGGGCGTGGGGCGAGGTGGCGCGGCGCGATCAGCGCCCGGTGGGGGACGCATGAGCCGCGACGCATCGGACCGCTACTACACTCCCCACGCCCTCGCCCTGGCGCTCTGCCGCATCGTCGACGAGCACCTCGACGACGCGCCGCGCAACATCCTTGAGCCCTGCGCCGGGGGCGGCGCGATCACGCGGGCCGCCCGGGAGGTCTGGCCCCGCGCCGGGGTCAAGGAGAACGACCCGGACCCCGCGGCCGGCCTGCTGTCCGTCCTGACCCTCGCCGACCTCGCCACCGGCATCGAGGGGTCATACGACGCGATCATCACGAACCCGCCGTTCAGCGGGTACAACCAGCACATCGCCGACCTGCGCCGCATCCAGCACCGGACGGGCGCGCACATCCTCGCCGTGATCCTCCGCGAGACGGCCGTGGCGCACCTCCTTGAGCCCGACCCGCCCCACTACTCCTACCGGACGCCGATCCGGCCGCGGTGGGAGGGTCCGGGCGGCGTCCAGTACCGGGCCTCGGATACCGTCAGTACCGAGATCCTCGTCTGGCAGTACGGCGACAATGTGCTTGGAGAGACCATCATGCGCCGCCTGCCGGACTGGCGCCCGCGCGGTCGCCGATGATCCCCCTCGCTCCCGGCCAGCGCCCCCGCGCGTGGCAGCTTGCCGCGACCGACGCGGCCCGCGCCGCGTTCCGGCAGGGCCTCCAGGCCGTGATCGTCTCCGCGGCGACGGGCACGGGCAAGGGCACGTTGCTCGCGGCCTGGGCGCGCTTGGCTGCCGCCCGAGGCCCTGTCCTTGTCCTCGTCCATCGCGAGGAGCTGGTGATCGACCTCTACGAGCGCATCAAGGCCATCCCGGGGCCGCACTCGGTCGGCGTGGTCTGGGCCGCCAGGAACGAGATCCTCGCCGACATCGTCGTCGCGTCGGTGCAGTCCCTGCGCGGCCGGCTTGCTCAGCTCCGGGGCCCGCACCTCGTAATCACCGACGAATGCCACCATGCGCCGGCCCCGACCTACCGGGCGATCTACGAGCGCGTGGCCGAGCTGGTCCCGAAGTGGCGCCACCTCGGCATGACGGCCACGCCCTTCCGTTCGGCAGAGGGCGGCTCCACGACGGGCCTCGGCGACGTCTTTCAGGCCGTGGTCTACGAGCACGGGATCGGAGACGCGATCGCGGCGGGCGACCTCGTCCCGGTCCGCGGGATTCGCGTCGAGACCCAGCTCGACATCTCCGAGTGTCGGGTCGGCAAGTCCGGGGACTACGTCGAGGACGACCTGGCCCGGCTGGTCGACGTCGAGGCGCGCAACTCGCTGATCGTCGACTACTACGAGCGCGAGGGCGCCGGCCGTCCGGCCCTGGTTTTCGCGGCCTCGGTGGAGCACGCGCAGCACCTGGCCGAGACCTTCCAGCGGCGCGGGCATGACTTCGCCGCGGTCTGGGGCGACATGCCGCGGGCCGACCGGAAGCGCATCGTCGGCGACTACCTCGCGGGGCGCACCTTGGGCCTCGTTTCGCGTGACCTGCTGTTCGAGGGCTTCGACGCGCCGCGCGCGAGCATCCTCCTCAAGGCCCGGCCGACCAAGTCCCGCGTCGTCTTCGTGCAGATGGTCGGACGGGGGCTCAGGTTGTTCCCGGGGAAAAGTGAGGCGCTCCTGCTCGACTTCGTGGACAACGGCTGCGACCTCGACCTCTCCAGCATTGCCGATCTCTCGCCGACTGCTGCGACGGCGGACAAGGCCGCCCGGACCTTCGTCGAGGGCGACCTCGTCGAGCACCGGACCCAGCCGCTCGGGCAGGGCATCGTCGAGGCCGTCGTCGAGGGCCCGCTTTACTGGGTGATGTGGTACGAGTCCGGGGACCGGGCCCTGCACGGCCCCGGCGACCTCATGCGGCCGCGCGCGGCCCGACCCGAGGACGACGTCGACCGGGACGGCCTGCGGATCGCCCGCGTCGCCGATTACGAGGTGCTCCTGCTCCCCGGCGCGAAGACCCGGGACGCGGCCGGCTGGTACCACTACTCGGACGTCTGGACCGTCGGCGCCCGCGGGGAGGACGGGGCGCAGGCGACGGGCCTCGTCCGCCAGACCGGGCCCGATTGGTCGGCGTGGCTCGTCCGCCGCGGCGACGCCGAGCAGCTCGGACGCGCGCCGACGCGCGAGGCCGCCTGCCTCACGACCGAGACCGCCCTGCGGGCCCGGGGCCTGCGCTTCGGGCGGGTCGACGCCGAGTGGAAGGCCCAGGCGGCGACCGAGCGTCAGATCGCCGCCCTTCGCGCGTGGCGCATCCGCCGCGACCTCGACACGATCTCCAAAGGGGAGGCCAGCGCCCTCCTCGACGCGGTGGCGGCCCGGCGGACCGTCGCAGCGGCAATCCGAGACCTGTCCGCCCGTAGAGCAGCCGAATGATGCCAAACCCTGTCCATCGGGCCGCCCGGCAGTATGCCGATCGCGGCTGGTCCGTCCTGCCCCTGCACTCGTTATCGCTGGACGGGGCCTGCACCTGCTCCCGCGGCGCCGACTGCGCGAGCCCGGGCAAGCACCCCCGCCTGGAGGACGGCGTCAAGGGCGCCAGCCGTGACCCGGTCGTGATCGACGGGTGGTGGGAGCGATGGCCCGACGCGCACCTCGGCGTGGCCACTGGCGCGCCTTCGGGCGTCTGGGTCCTCGACGTGGACACAGGCGACGACGTCGACGGCGCCGCCGACCTGGCGCGACTGGAGGCCCAGCACGGGGCCCTGTCCGCGCTGCGGGCTCGGACCGGATCGGGCGGGCAGCACTTGTTCTTCGCGTTCGACGAGCGGGCCGCCGAGCTGCGCAACCGCGCGCGGCTCAAGATCGGCGGGGCGAAGACCGGCCTCGATGTCCGAGCGACGGGCGGGTACGTCGTCGCGGCGCCCTCGGGCCACGTCTCCGGGGGCCGCTACGAGTGGGTCCAGCGCCAGGTGCCCGAGCCCGCGCCGGGCTGGCTGCTCGATCTCCTGCTCGCGCCCGCGCCGGTCTCGCCGCCCTCTCTGCCCCTCCTCCCCTCGGCCCCGTCGGACGACCGTCAAGCGAAGTACCTCGCGCGGGTGCTGCAGGACCAGGCCGAGCGCATCCTGTCGGCGCCGGTCGGCGGCCGGCATCCGGCGATCGTCGCGGCCGCGCACAAGGTCGGGATGTACCTGCATCACTGGCCGACATTCGAGCAGGATGCTGTCGTGCTCGCGCTGATCGATGCGGCCTGCGCGGCCGGCAAGGACCGGGCCGACGCCGAGCGCGCGGTGCGGCAGATGGTCGCGGTCGGGCAGGGACATCCAAAGAGCATCGACTGGAAGGCGCCGCCGTCCCGCGACGACGACGACGCGCCGCTGCCCGAGGAGCCCCCGCCGTTCGAGCAGGAGGCCCCGCGTCGCCCTCGCATCCTCGTCACCGGTCGCCAGCTTCGCGAGGTCGTCGCGGACGCGTGGCGAGCCCTGGACAGAGCCAACCGGCCGACCCCGCGGCTCTACCGGCGCGGCGGTGCCCTCGTCGAGGTCCACCAGACCGAGCAGGGGCCGCGGATCGTCGCGGTCACGGCGAACGCTCTGCTCGGGCACCTTGCGGGGGCCGCCGACTGGATCAAGACCCGGCGGGCGCACGCTGGCGAGGCCACGGCGAGCCCCTTCGTCGAGGTCGACGCCGACCGTCCGCCGCAGGCCGTGGTCGACGTGCTGCTGTCGCAGCCCGACGAGCGCCTGCCCGTGCTGGAGGGCCTCGTCGCGGGGCCGGTCGTCGACGCGCAGGGCCGGATCGTCGATCGGCCTGGCTACTCCGACTCGGCCCGGGTGCTCTACGTCGGGGCGCCCCTCCAACTTGTCGAGGGGCCCGCGCCCGAAGCGGCCCGGCTCCTGCTCGATCACTGGCTGGGCGACTTTCCCTGGGCGTCGGACTCGGACCGGGCTCATGCCCTGGCCCTGGTTCTGACCCCGTTCCTGCGGCGGCTCATCGCCGGGCCCTGCCCCGGTTTTCTCATCGAGGCCCCGACGCCGGGCTCGGGCAAGTCCCTGCTCGCCGAGCTGGCGGGGACCGTCGCCCTCGGCGCGGCGCCTCCCCCGACGCCGTTTGCTCGGCAAGAGGAGGAGCGGCGGAAGGCGCTCCTCTCGGCCCTGTCCTCGGGCCGGCCGATGATCCTGCTCGACAACGTGTCGGGGGCGGTCGCGGACAGCACCTTGGAGGGCATCCTCACGGCCTACCCCGCGTGGACCGACCGGGACCTCGGGCGCATCGCCGAGCTGACCGTGCCGGCCCTGTCGGTGTTCGCCCTCACGTCAAACAACGCGACCCTAAGCACGGACATGGCCCGGCGGGTCTGTCGGATCCGACTCAACCCAGCGACCGATCGGCCCGGGGAGCGCAGCGGGTTCAGGATGCCCGATATTCGCGCCTGGACGCGCGAGCACCGAGGGCTGCTGGTCTCGGCCGCCCTGAGCATCATCCGCGCTTGGATGGCCGCAGGGAGGCCCTACGACGGGGCCCGGCTGGGGTCCTTCGAGCGGTTCTCCGAGGTCGTGGGCGGCTGCCTCCAGGTGGCGCAGGTTCCGGGCTTCCTCGGCGATCGGGACGCGCTCTTTCGCGAGTCCGATCGGGAGGGCAGCGAGTGGGCTGAGTTCGTGTGTGGCTGGTGGGCCCGGACGCAGGAGCAGCACGTCGGCGCGGCCGAGCTGCTTGCGATGGCGGACGACGCGGGCCTGCTCACCTGGGCGACTGGGGATGGCAGCGACAAGGCCCGCGGGACGCGGCTTGGCATCGCACTTCGGAAGATGCGCGATCGGGTCTGGACGCTGCCCGGAGTGGGCCGGGTGACTCTCAGCGGGCCGCACATGTGGGAGGGCAGGTCGAGGTACCGGCTGCGGGCTCTGGACTCAGCCCGCGCGGGGCAGGTGGTGTCCCTGCATGTCTGACGTCCGCGCTTGTCGGTGGACCTCGGTGGACCTCGGTGGACCTCGTTTTAGAGGTCCACCGGGCACATTGACGAGCTTGCAGGCCGATAAAGTGGACCTCAAGGACCTCGGTGGACCTCGCCCTATCTTTATATGTGTGTGTGCAATCTGGACAAGTCCATTCCATCTACCTCTTAGAAGGTCCACCGAGGTCCACCGAGGTTCTATGAACGCGGGCCCTGTCCATGTTCTGAAAGAGTTCAGAGGTCCACCGGGCAGGGGTGGTAGGTCCACCGAGGTCCACCGGCCGGGCCGGGGTGGTGTCTACCTGCGTAGACACCCCTACCGGCAGGGGCCGGGCATGATGACCCCTCCCCCCCGGGGGGCGGGGTACCCCCCGAGGTGGCGTAGTCTCGACGCTCAACCCCCCCATGTGTTGTCAGGAGCGATTGGCCATGTCACCCCGACCCATTGATCCGCGCTGCGCTGAGGCTGCGGCCCGCGCGTGGCTGGTTGCCAACCCGACGCAGGGCCC